AAGACAAGACAACGCAATTCCTGCCCCATTGAAAATAATGAAGCATATCAAAGCGAACCTCGCCAGTATTGACATCTGGGCCATCTGCGAGTGATACCTTCATAGGAGGGTATTCATATACCTCCAAGTTCCATTCTTTGATTAAGCTATCAGAATAGGCATATCGCTCACGGAACTTTGGTTGACGATACTGAACAACGGGAATGTCAATCTCTGCCTCGTATCGGATCAAATGAAGCAATGCAGTAGAGTCTTTTCCTCCACTCCACAATACTACTGATCTAGGCCATCTTTTGTTCCACTCTTTTATTCTATTTATTGTTTTATTTATTAGGTGATGTCTCATTAAATAATAATTGCCGCCCCTAACGCTGCCCCAGCCACTGCGCCTCCCGCTCCAATCATCTGTCCAGTCATCGCGTTCTGAGAAGCTGCATTCTGGACTGCATTTTGATACATTGCCTCTTCGTAATTCTGCTTGTTTTGTTGAGATACTTGATTGGCTTGTGCAAGCTCACCAAGATTCTGATTAATAAAATCAGAAGTAGATTGCTGCAACCTCTGACTACTCGCAAGAACATTTTGCTGATATTGCTGCATTGCTTGCAAGTTAGCTGCTTTAGCTGCCATTTCAGCTTGAATAGTAGCCGCCGGATCAAGCCCCCCAATTGGGGCTGGAGTTTGAGCCAAATATCCTTGCTGAAGTGCTAGATTTTTCAGTCTAGCTTGCCGTCCAGCCTCAGTTCCAGCATCATAGATTGCAGCGCGGCCAATAGTTCCGCCAAGTCCAGTTGTATATCCAGAAGTCAATCCTTGCTTCTTCGCAAGATCATCCATACTGCGTTGAATTGCGGAAATATCAGATAGCTCCGCAACCTTTCCGCCCATCTGTCTACGCATTCTTGCGGCCTCTGGATCAGTTAAAGCCTCAAGTTCACGAGAACGAGTGATGTTTTCAAGTCCAAATTCAGCAGCTTCCTTAGATGTCCTGCCAGCATCGAATGTTTGAGTCCTTGGAGGAAGTGCAGCGTATGCTTTTACAAGTTCACCTTGAGACTGCAAATATTGACCTCCAATTCCCTGCTTTGCGGCAAGCAAAGCATACATAGATGTGTCATCAGGCTTTGGGATTTTAGCATTAGAAGTTGATCCGCCCATAAATTTTATGCTGTAGTCCCTCCACCCATTCGGCCATATGCTCCTAGAGCAGACGATGCGATATTTCCTCCAGCTTGAACATAAGCACCAGTCATTGCATTTTTAGATGCTTGATTCTGAGTTTGGTTTTGAAGCATAGCTTGCTGGTATGCTTGTTGAGATTGCTGCTGAGCTTGTTGCGCTCTAGCAAGGTTGCCAAATTGATTCATTGCAGACTCGTATCCAGTCTGTGCAAATCCAGCAACAGAACCAAACATTCCTTGCTTATATGCTTCTTGTGCGGCGATGTTTTGAGCTTCAGCGGCTTGCTTTGCGGCAATAGATGTCTCTGGTGAAATGCCTCCAGTTGGAGCTTGTGTTGAAGCAAGATATGCTTGGCGTTGAGCAGCTAGGTTTTGCTCGTATGCTTGTTTAGCAGCAAGCGCACGATCATACATTGCGGCACGGCCAATAGTAGAATCTCCAAGCCCAGTCTCATACTGCGTTGGAAGCCCTTGAGTCCGCATATACTCGCGCATATACTGATCCGCATTTTGCTGTGCAGTAAGGTCTTCAATCTGCTTTGATTGAGCAATTCGCATTGCCGCTTCCTGCGGAGATGTAATACGCTCCAATTCCCTTTGCCTATAAATGTTTTGCAATCCAAGTTCAGCGGCACGACGAGATTGAGTGGCAGCATCATATTGCTGCTGTTCTGGCGTCATTCCAGCATATTGTTGAAGCATTTCTGCTTGATTAGCCATTTGACGCTGTTGCGCTTGCTGCATCATCATGGCAAGAGCAATGTCACGCGATGGATCGCGTTTAGAAAAATACTTCTTTGCGTTTACTGTTTTGGAACCACCCATTTTTAAGTCAATGAATCGTAACTATAAATCTCTCTGTTCATCTTAGTCAATCCCAATTTGACCATAACATCATTGGTAAACTTTGGCCGATCATCAATAAGCGGAACTCCAATATACCCAAGTCCACCAGAGAGTTGAGCGTGAGCGCGCCAATCGCTCATAACTTGGATTACATCTTGTGGTCGCGTATGAGCCGGGTGAAAAGCTGGATAGACAACAGGAAGGTAAACATGGTCAGAATAGCCAAACAACTCGCCATTCCGATAATGAGCGTAAACATTGATGTTAGGATGTTCGACAATTTTGTGGTCAAACGATTCAGCGAAGTCTTGTAAATTTCCAAATTCAAATGAGTCTTTAGGGACGAGTCGATAGTCGATTCTGGTTTTCATATTTATTAATTGAATCCCGCTTTGGGATTGTTCCCTGCAATTTCATTAGGGATATAATCTTTAAATCGGTTTGCTTGTTGTGCAATGATTTTTTTGCGATCTGCATAGTTTCCACAAGCGGCACATGGCAAACATCCAGCTTGAGGAGAGAATAAAGGCACAGATGAATACAGAGGCACAACGGGATCATCCTTGAATGGCGAGATGTATCGAAACGGAAAGTCTGTTACTTCCTTTGAGGCTGTTGTGATAGATGGCATATATCAGCAGGGGTTCTGTGAGAGATATTGTTGAGCGGCTTGGTTAGCGGCATTCTGAGCCAATTCACCAGCTTGGGTCTTTGCATCAATCTGTGAGATGCTTGATAGATAGCTGGCAGATGCAGTAGCAGAAATTGATTTAGTTGGATTAGCAGTGCAGGAAAGCGTGACAGTCCTAAATTCTTTAGCCCACCATGTTTTTTGTGTGGTGTCTGCTTGCTCATACGGACTAGGAAGCAAATCAATTTCAAGACTTGTTCCATCTTGCGCGGTAACACATGATTTAGTCTCTGGAGCTTGAGGAACACCAGTGCTGCGCTCGCTCCATGGATCAATGAATATACGCAATGATTCAATGCCCATCTCTCCGCACCACTCGATTAGAACAGAGAATGCCTTGTCGATGTCATTTGTTAGGGTGGACTCGCAGGTAACAGTTGATGGTCTACGCTGACTATTTTCTGTGATGAGCCTGCGATATTGCGTGTTTAGGAATCCAAGTTTGGCAATCTCGTTAGCGTAATCGCTATTCACCCATTGATAATCTGAAGTCACCGCCAGCAATCGAGTATCAAGAATATTTTGGTAGAAGCCTTTTGATCCGCGATACGAAACTCGCGTATCCACAGTTCCGCCAATTTCGCAAGCCTCAATTTCACCATACTGGAATTGCTTGAAATCAAGACCATCACCAAGAAGCCCAGTCTCCATCTGCGAATAGATGCGATTTACCTTCTCCGTGATTCCGCCATCAACATTAATATCAAAATATGTATCTGCGCGATTCGGCATGAATGCTTCCCAAAGATGATTGTAGGAACCATCATTTGTGGCAGCGTAATCAACAGAGAAATGGAAGCAAAGAGGAGCGCCATTTACAACGCCAGAAATCCATTCTACGGGCCTTGTTCCAGTCCACACCCCACACCATGCAGGAATGCGTTGTGCAGACCATTCAGCGGCGGCTGCGTAATCAAGAACCATCGTTGCTGAATTGCATGGCTCCAAATAAGGAACAGAATACAGCAAGTAGTTCTCAAACGACATCGCGCAAATCTTCGATGTATCACCAGCCATGTAGGCTTTAACTCGCGCCATCTCAATATCACGATACAACGACTGCGAAGTAATATAGGCAGATGCCGCGATGTCAGCAGAAATCAATCCACCTTGCGAATACCACCAGAGTTGACCAGCTTGGAATGAGATTGATTTTCCAGCAACGCAACCAATCGTCGGATACAATGTCGTTTGGAAATTCGCAGTGCTTGTCCATTGAGTTCGATCATAGATTCCGCTTGAAAGCGAATATGTCGCACGATCAGTAAACACGATTAACTTTGTGTCGTTGTTCTGACCGATGTAGTTCGTCATTCCAGTAACAACGCGAGCGAATGCAAAGTCTCCTCGCCCAGTTCCAGTGAGTCGTTCCGTGAATGAAGTTGGATCACCTAAATCAGATGCTAGAACGATATTCTTTGATGCAACCCAAAGTCGATTTCCACTAAATGCCATCCAGTATCCAATGGGAATTGAAGTTGTTTGGATTCCTGTTGTATTCGATCCATCCCAATAAGCAGGAGCAGAGATGCCATCTTGGATTACAACGATACGATGAGATGGAGTTACTGTGACATCACCACCAGTTGAAACTTGCGCGGTTTGCGTTGCTAGAGTGAAAACGAACTGATCAACACTTTGGTCTAGCTTGATATTTTTGAGTCGATAATCTTCCCAGTTTTTCGGCTGTTTTAGAGGAAATGGCGAGTAGTAAACATTACCATTTACGGCAAACACAACGAACGGCAATTCATCAGCAACAGATGTTGTGCCATCTGGATTGTAGATTTGTGCTGGAATTGTTTTTGTAACTCCATTTTGAACGATTGTATCAGATGCGTTCGCTTGTTTGTTTGATGAGAAAAAGATTCCGCCTTGGAAATTACCCGGAGGCAGCGAGAGACGCATTGAGTATCCCGGCCTAGTCTGGACAACTCCACCACGCACAGAACAATTTACTGCCCACTTAATCTGATTATCTGGCAATGCCCATGGATTTCTTACTGAGTTGACACCAAGAATCCAACCAGAAGAAACCTTTACTTCTCTTCCTGAAGTTATCTGTGCGCTTTTCATTAGAACATTACTGGGTCAGATGTATCGCCATAGCAAATCGAATTGATCTGCGGGACTGACATTGCATGACCATCAATACTTTCTTGCTGATTCTTGAGATAAGCAAAAGCAATCTGCCAGTAGCGAGCCGATTGATCAGCGAAATCTTTATCTTCCAAATCGCAGGCATGAACAGCAGTGATGATTGCTCGCTCTTGCTCTAGCGGAATGAAATCGTAGATACTCGTGATACTTGGAGTCTGGATGCGATAAGAAATCCTAGCCCATGCACAGGGCTTACCAATGCGAATCCTGCGATACTGAGGATTAACTTCAGATGGATGATATTGACCGATCAAAGTCATGTCATTGCTACGGCCATAATCGTAAGCGTAGAGTGACACATAGCCTTCAGTAATCGGCTTATCGACTTGCGATACAGACTTCACAAATGTTGGCAATGTTACTGAGTCAATAAAAAATGTTGATTCAACAGTCTCACCAGTTGTTGTGTATGAAACTCGACCAGTAGTTGATGGTGCGTTTTTGGCGCTAGCAAGCGTATCGTAAAGCTCAAACGAATTGTTATCTATCCTGCGAGCATAGTATGTCGTTCCAGCAGTCAATCCAGTAGGCAATACATCGCCTTCTTTAGCACGAGGAATAACGGCATCACCAGTATTGAAGTGAGCTTGATCAGCATCAATGCTCGTAGATGGAGAAACATTGAATGTGCGAATAATGTCTAGGCTTAACTGACCAGTTCCCGGTGTTGTCAATGCTTGTAAGACTCCTCCCAAGTAAACCTTGATTGAATTACCAGATAGTTTGATGGTATAGTCGGTTCCTGCAACAAGTGGAGAAGGAAGCGTATTTGTCGTGGAGAATCGAACAATTTCATCTTCGCTCAAGAATGAAATTTCAGATGGAATAATTAGATTTCCAAATGGCAAGGAACGGAATGATTTCCTCAATGCGTAGTAAGACTGACCAGAACCAAATGATGTAATCGTGATAAGTCCAGTTGTTCCTCCAGCGACAGCGTATGCGTCTGGAGCAGACGGCAACGGAGCAGCAATATAAATCTTGCCAGTCGTATTGTTGATCTTATTAAGATAAAATGGTGTTACTCCATTATCAATAGATGGAGATGTATTCGGAAGAAGATAATCAGTTCCAAAATAAATTTGCTGTCCAGTAGAAAGATTAGAAAAATCACCTTCCAAATTATTGTTAAATGTAACGCTAAATGCGCGAGAAAGAGAAACATATAATGTTCCTGTTCCAGATGAAGTAATATTTACATCGCTAAAATCTGCGTTTTTTACTGTAAAGTTTCCAGTAGATGTATTTAATGGAGGTTCTGCGCGATATGCGACTCCAGAAACAAGCGGAGATGGCAATAATCCAGTTGATGTAAATGAAATAAATACACCTGTTGATGGATTTATTGTTAATGTTGGAATATCGGTATATCCATTTCCAGTTGTAATGACATCTATGCTAGTAACTGCTCCAGAACTTACATTTGCAACTGCTGTTGCTCCACTTCCAGAACCTCCTGTAATTTTAACTTGTGGAGAGCCTGTGTATCCACTTCCACCATCACTTACTGTTATATGAGAAACAAATGAAGTAGTAATTGTAGCAACGGCAGTAGCTAATGAACCTGATATTTTTTGTGATGTTATTGTTCCAGTTGCTGGGCTTCCAAGCAAAGAAGAAACTTGATATGTAAATGTATTTCCAGAAGCACCTGATATTGTAAATTGTCCATTATATCCAGATTGATTTGCTCCAGAAATTATTACATTATCTCCATTTAAATATCCATGAACTTCATTTGTTGTTACTGTAGCCGAAGTGCCTGTATATGCAGTTGATGTAATAGTTCCAGTTGCAGGACTCGAAGTTATTGCAGATAATGTTGTGTATCTAAATGTATTTGAATTAATTACAGTAACAGTAAATGTTCCATTGTATACTGATGGTGTGGCTCCAGCTATTGTTACAACCTGCCCATTTCCATATCCATGAGAATTTAAGACGCAAGTTGCTGTTGTTCCAGACCCAGTTAAATTTCCAGCAGTTATTGATGAAGTTGTTGGAACTTTTGTTATTGAGTTTACGACTAGAGCCTGTTGACCCGGACCCTCAATAGTTATTGATGGTGCGCTACTATAACCAAATCCTGCATCAGTTATGACAATATTAAGAATTTTATTATTTATCGTATCTCTAACAGCATATCCAACTGCTTGTTTCTGTCTTCCATATAGTGGACTATTTATTGGAGGTGTTGGAGGTGCTGAAAATGTAACATTTGGGTCAGATAAATATCCGCTTCCTTGAGAAATAACCCTTACACCTGTTACAACACCAACAACTACTGCCTGAGCATTTGCCCCTGATCCAGTTGGTGGGTCTATATTTAATCCACTTGCTGTTATTTGGGATGTTGTTCCATTTGTAGCAACTGCTGGAATTAACTTAACAATAGAATTTGTTCCACTTCCAGAATCTTTAAGAGTAATTGGATTTACAAGATTTGTTGGAGTAGATGCAATAGCATCATCTTTATTTTCGTGAAGAGAAATAATTAGAGGGCTTATTACATTTACAAAATAATTTTGATTTGCAATAAGCGGCTTAGGAAGGGTTCCGCTGGCAGTAAATGCCTGAACTTGATCTCCATCATTATAGTAATGTGGAACAGAAAAAGTAAGAGTAGTCTGAGGATCAATTTTCTTGCGAATGTCAACATTTAGAGATGCAGTGCTTCCAGTAGTATAAACTGGATTGATGTTCTTTTTCGCATCATCTGATGTTTCAAATACAACTAAATGCGTGGAATCTTCAGCATTCGCATAATATGTCTGACTTGAATTAAGCGGAGAAGGAAGAGATTGACCAGCAGGAAATGTGATTTGATTAGCAGTATCAAGCGTGAATGCTGGAGCAGATGAAAGCTCAAGTGCAGTTACAACTTGTGATTCACGGCTATCTTTGAATGTCAAATTTCCAGCACCAACAATGCTCTGAAGATTGATTGGATAATTTAACGCTTGAGCATTGATAGGATCATTGAAAAGCTGGACTGTGTATGCGTCAATTACTCCGATGTAGTATGTCTGTCCATTCTCTAACGCTACAGGAATAGTTCCAGTTGATGCTGTAACGCTCATTCCTTGACCAGATGACAACCCATGAGCAGTCGCGCTAGTAAATAGATTGATTGGCGTGATAGCAACGCTACGGGTCTTTACAGTAGCATCATCTGGGGTAATCGTTCCATACGCAAAATCAGACTGAGAGTGAATCGGAACAAGCAAGCCATCAACGCCAGTTCCATTCGCAAGTTGCGAGCGAAGGGTTCGATTGTTCTGATCGGTTCCAAGAACGCGAATAGTTTTGCCAACATCATTCTCTAACTCTGCAACAGCAACAAGCTGAGAAGGCTGAATGATGTCCATGAGTGTCGCAACATATCCGCGATCATCCCACGCCCATTCAACGGAATTAAACATTCCGCCTTTATTTACATGGTATTGGAATAGGCGATTGCGGAAGTATGTCGGAGAGCCATCAATGTTGACTGCAAGAGGAACATCAATATTGCGAGGGAGCGTGATAGAACAACGATCCCATCCCGTGCATACATCAACATCAGCAACTGAGTGAGTCCAATGACCAGACTCCATCAAGGTAGCTACTGCCTGCTGAATTTTACGAAATATCTTACTGTTGTCAGTAGTTCCTAAAATCTCAGCGCACTCATCGAAAATCTGCGATACAAACATGGCGCGACATTATCGCATCGAACCTTCTGCCGCAAGTGATTTAAGAAACTCTTCGTCTTCAGCGGTTGCAACAGCCTCTGGAGCCATTTCTTCGGCAACAGCAGTGGCCTCGCCACCCTTTTGAGCATCAACTTCAGCCTTTAGTGTTTCAAGACCAGATTGAAGTTGGCTAACAAGGGTATAGATAGAATCAAAAGCATCAGATGGCATTTGAACCATAACCTTGCCACCAGCAGGAGAAGCCATGTCAGGAGTTGGTGCGGCCATTTCCCCCGGCATCGCTTCTGGTGTTGGTGTAGGAGCCTCGGTGGGAGGCATCGTTTTATCGGCCATAAAATTAATCTTCGTATTCTTCTTCGGTTTCGTCCTCTTCGCCCTCGGCTTCTTTCAAGCCTTTTTCGATAGCGTCCTCATCGTCCTCTTCTTCCTCCATTGGCTCCATCTTGAATTTACCATTGGATTTGATGCCGTGGATTTCAAGTTCAACGCAATAGCGTTTCTTCTCTTCGCCATCACGCATCATGGTTTCTTTCTTCTCCATGACTTTCTTGAAGTGAATTACAGCAGTTCCCTCATTTGGGAAATCCATCAACTCTTTAGCATCGCTAAAATAGAGAGAAGGATAGTGAACAGAGACTGGTTCACGCTCAATTTCAATAGCCATCGCTGGCTTCATTTCTTCGCCAAGGTCAACAAAGCCTTCTGGCAAACTTACTTTTTTAGATGTGTATGGCATATTTAAGAATAAAGGCAATAGTTATTACGATTACAGATGGGATTGTCAAGTCTGCAAGTAGTGCTTTAAGCGTCCAGTATTTTGGATTGAACCCACCAAACACACTCATATCTTTCCTTAACTTGCTTGGAGATGCTTCAATATTCTTATACTCGGCTTGAGCAATCTCCCTGCCAGCAAAGAAGAATATCCCTGCAATAGCTCCGATAAATGGATTCTTTGTCAGAGCATATCCGATTCCTTGGAACGCAAGGCAGATTAAGATATGAGAGATGTTGATATAGTTTTTCATTAATATTGTGTAATCCGACCTTCTTTTTGGGCTTGTTCGTATTCTTCCTTGGTCACTTTATTTTTAGCAAGGATTTCTTTAGCTTGTTCGGTTGTCATGTAATGGATGTTAATGTAGTTTTTCATGCAATGACATACTGACCAGTAAATATAATTGATGTTGTTGCGGAAAGATCACCTAAAGAAACTGTGCTTGGACTTGCTGAAGCTACTGTTCTTTTATTAAGCCTGATTCTATTTGTATTTAAATCAAGCGAACCTTCCATTGAAACAATGGATGTTGTCATATTGGATGTAAGACATTGAACAACGCCTTGGAATTCATTCCCATTTTTAATTGTAAATGGCAATCCAGAAATTGCTATCTGCCCAGTAGCATCAAGAGAAACAGCACTTAAATTTATTCTTCCAGTAAAAAAACAACGATTCCCTATTCTTGTGTAAGACCCAGTTTGAAGTCCGTATGCCCAACCTGTTCCGCTTATAGTTACACCTTCAAGTGATGGGGTAAATGTATTTTCATTATAAAATGAAAGTGCAGAATCACTTGCATTAAACTTTATTCCTCCATTTGCAACAATAGCTCCAACTGGATAATTTGCTGAAATGCTATTGTATATTTCTACGGCACAATTAATAAGTCGATAGTTTCCCCAATCTGAAAGTAAATAATTTGCCCCAGTAATACTTTCCAATGAAAATCCACCTTCAGTTCTTCCAACTGATGGTTGTGTTCCTGTAATTCTAATTCCCTCTGCTGCCATATAGGTATTACAGAGTCTCATGTTTAAAGAATCAACAGAATCCCCATTAAACCAACATCCCCATTTTCTGGTAGCCCTTCCATCCGTTATTGCATTTGTTCCAGAAATAATTAAAGAATTACTTAATTCTGAATATCCAGATGCAATATAATTTGTAGATGATGTTGGACTCAATACAACTCCTACACCATCATTATTTTCAGATGTATAAGAAAGTAATGTATTTCCTCTATGAAACCATAGTCCAATTCCATATCCCCATAATGGATTTGTTGTTTCATTAAATGCTTTATCTGATCCATTTGCGTTTGCATATAGATCAGAAATTGTTAATGCGTTAACTTTATTTCCACCAGTCCATGAATAATCTAATGTTCCCCTTCCTATAGAAATTCCGCAACCTTGATTTTTAAATGCACTTATTTTTTCATAAACACCGCTATAAGTTCCATCTAAATAAAATGCGTGTTTTGTAGTATTTGTAATTACTATATTTTTGATTACAGGTTCAGACAATCTTATTGCATAAACTCCAAATCCAGCTTTATTATTTCCATCAATTACGATGTTTTCTAATTTTAATCCAAAAACTACAGAGTCAAAAGTTTGTGGATTTTGAACTCCAATAGATGTAAGAGATACAAGCAATACTGCTGTTGTGGTGGACATTGGCCCATCATAAAACAAAATACATTCTTTTTTCCCATCCCATGTTGGCCCACCAGATTGCGATGTATATGGATAATTTGTTGGAAATTCACAACCTATAATACCTGCATTTCTATTTCTGTTTGGTGAAATAATAAGTGACGATGTAACTCGATATTTACCTGCTGGGAACAATACTGTTTTATTAGAATCCAAAGCCGCTTGAATCGCAGCAGTATCATCCGCTACCCCATCACCCACCGCACCGAAGTCCTTCACATTGACCACATCAGCAAACCTGTTTGCCAATGTCCTTGCCGTAGTCGATCCAGTTGCCGTGACATTGGTATTGCTGATTGCCCCTACAAAGCTATTTGCTGTGACTACGCCAGCGTTGCTCACAGTCATCTGGTCTACTCCACCTACCCCGATTATTGCCTGTGTTCCGTCTACTGATGCTTTAATGTTTGCGCTCATAAATTAAATTGCTGAAATGATAAATGCTAAAAGTTGATCGTATCTAATCCCGTATCTGTTGCCAGCTGGTCGATATTGTTGAATTACATTTCCATCAGAATCTTTTTCTTCTGGCTGTTCGTCCCACTCATCATAGCATAGCAATCCATATTTAGTAGCGTCAAGTTCTTCTGATTCAAATGCCGATACAACTTCTTGTGCAATAACGCCAATATGGATTCGGGCATCCTCCCCTTTTGCAGAAACTGCATCTTTGAAACGGAACTTTTTAACAATTGATTTTAATGAAATAGCAACTCTTTTTTCAGCCTCATTTAGATTTTCAATATCTTGTTTTTCTCGCTCGTCCGAAGTGTTAATTACATTAGTCCCTGCAAAAAGTTGTGACCAACGAAATGATCCACTTCCAAGTGATACAAGATTGTCTGAACCGGGAGTAAATGATCCCTCGCCAACACCTGTAGGAACAGAGAAAATATCAACATACCCAAGAGAGTTGCTATATCTCGTTCCAAGACCACCTGTAGATGTTGTTCTATTTAATGTAAATGGTAGTGAAGATGAGTATGCACCTTGATTTCCAAGAACAAATGAGCCGCTTGTATTTATTCCATAACCACCCATCTTGTGATCTATTTCAAATGGAGTAGTAAAAGAGGTTAGCGTGAATAGAGGAATGGTTTGATCCCAAATATTATTTTTAACAATGACATTTGTAAATGTATTAGAAGACGACCTAATTACAGAAACAACTGTAGCACCAAGATTTGAAACTGTATTATTAGTAAAAATAAATCCACTTATATCATATACTGAAATAAATGCCCACCTATTAGCTGTTCCATCCAATCCCACCGAATCAATTAAATTATTTGTTATAACAAAATTTATAGGATTAACAACTGGACTTGATGAATCATTTAATACAGCAATAGCCCCAGCAGATGTTCCGCAAATTGTATTTCCAGAAATCAATGTATTTTCCAATTTGGAAAGACCATCAAATCTAATTGATGTAAATGGACGCATATTACTTCCATCTACTATTCCGGCAATTGCTCCACCGAGTTTATTGTTTGATATTACAAGATTTTCAGAAGTCGAAAGAGGGCGAAATGAAATTGGAACTGAACTGCACAAGTCGGCAACATTCCCGTCAATAATTGCACCGCTCATTCCTGCTGTTCCTTCTACCTCAATAAATCCTTGTCCAATATCAATGCAGTTATTTGAATAAATTGGCGATCTTTGAATATAGTTTTTAACAGTAACAGCATAGTTGCCCCCATGAAATCTGTTATTTGTTATCCTTTGCGCCCTTCCCTTATATTCATTACCTTGCTGCAAATCTCCTCCTGATGTTCCGCTCGCAGGCCAATCAAGAGTAATCGAATCGCCACCATTCAAAGATGAAAAAACATTTTTATCTGCATGGAGAGCGCGGCCATAAAAATAAATTGGGCTAAATAATTCATAAAATTCACAATCATAGACATATCCATCCATGTCATCTGTATTTGTGATTTTTTGAAACAACAATCCAATGTCATTTGTATTTCCTGAATCACCTCGAAACTTTAAACAATTAAATGTTACTTGGCTTTCGGTAATAAGAAAAATTGCAGTTGCTGGATCGGTATTAAGAATATCAAGTTGGATTATTGATCCATAGTTATTTGTAGTAATATCACCTTTCCCACCAATACTTCCACCATCACCAAAGAATCCTTGACCTCTCGTTGATATTGTAATTGTAGATGTGGTGCGATACTTGCAAGATGGAAAGTAAACATTTTTACCCGTGTTGACAGCAGCTTGAATCGCAGCAGTATCATCCGAAACCCCATCACCAACCGCACCAAAGTCCAGCACATTCACCACATCAGCAAAGCGATTAGCCAGCGAACGAGCAGTTGTGCTGCCAGTAGCAATCGCAGTCGAGTTACTGATATTGCCAGATGGGATTGTTCCAGCAAACGACACATTCCCGCTTGCATCTACACTAATCACATCCTGCGTAGTTGCTCCAGCATTGCCCCGTGCCAGCTTAATCGTGCCGTCTGGTGACGATGGCACTGCCAGCGTGAAGTTCTGCGTTGCTGTAGGTGATTGTCCGATCTGGACTGCGTTTGCTTTGATGAGACTCATAGTGATGCTTTAATGTTTGCGCTCATGTTTATTTAGTTTTTTTAACCAATTACTTGTATCCTGTAATCTTTTGGTGATCCAGTTCTATTTTCAATCCATAAATCACCATTTAATAGTCCAAATGTAACATTTCCTAAAATTCCAGTTGTTCCATTTAATGATGCTCCATTTGCGTTTACAGCAATCCCAGTAGATGATCCAGCCAATATTGTGAATGATGTGGATGATGGAACTATTTGGATGATCGTTGCTGCATTATTTCTAACATTAATACTTGCAAGAAGCCTATCACCAGATCGAATTATTTTGGGTATTTTTGCAACTTGGTTATCTTCTATCGCTAAAAAATAAGCATTATCAATAAATACATTTACATCAGGATAGGTTGTTTTTCTAACGCCTAGATTAAGACTTGGATCATATTCTATAACATTTCCAGTAATTAATTTGACATTGTTATTTACAATTTGAGCAGTATTTAAATCCACAGTTCCAGCAGTATCAAATACAATACAAGTTCCGCCATTTCTTGCAATAGTTTCAATTCTGTTGTCTTTTATAATAATATTTTCAGCGAAAGTGTTTGATGTCTCTGGGAATATGTAAACAAATCTATTAATAACTCCTTTAACTATATTATTTTGGATTACAATAGGAATGTCATAGTTTACGAATCCATCTAAACTATTTATTCCAAATGCAACAAATGTATCGCATCCAGAAGCTGGAGTTACAAAATCCATTACAGGTATTGCTACTGCTCCAGAACCACCTCCTCCTGTGAATGAAATTGATGGAGGTTCCGTGTATCCACTACCATTAAGATTTACTGTTATTGCAGTTACTGCACCTGCTGCAATCGTTGCAGTAGCTGTTGCAGTAACTCCAGATGCTGGAGGTGAAATAACTACATTTGGAGCAGTTGCATATCCACTTCCTCCGTTGGTTACTGTAATGCTATAAACATCTAGATTATTTTTATTTGGATATGCCAATGAATCGTATGTGCAGTTTTGAACTGTCAATCCAGCAGCATCCTCGTAGATATTTATTACTGTTGTAAATGGCCCACTAAATACAACATTATCAATAGTTGTGTTCCTTCCACGGCAATTGATTCCCGTAGTGCAATCGGTGATATATCCGTTACTGATAATTCCATTTTCAGAACCTCCATGCATTCCAATTCCGAAACTAAATGCAGATGGATTTAAATCGCTTGGAAGCCAAGCTCCACCACCATTTACAACAAAGTTTGTTACTTGCCAATCACGAGCAGGGCCATTGATTCCCGGATATACCCAAGGCGCACTTCCATTTGATGGAACCCCATCAATGCAATCTGCATCAAAAGACCTGCGTTGACCATTTGATTTTAGCCCATCCAAAAGCAAGCCAAGAGACCCATCTGTTGCTAGTCCATATCCATTGACTCCGCTATTTGGCATAGATGCCGTCTGCTCAAATATGATATTCGTATATTTTGAATTAATGGTTAATTTGTCGCTGATGCAACGCTGCGTAAATCCTTTAAGTTTTACATTCTCTACAATAGAATTAACAGATTGTTGAATCTGAATTCCAACAGATGTTGTTCCTGCTGGGGGATATGGACTTTCGAGATTGATATTTTTAATAGTAACCTTGCATGGGTTCCATGCTCTTATTACTATATCATAAGATGTATCTGCTGGTGAATATACATCTCTTGTATAATCTTCAATATACACTTTATTTCCTACAATCCCCACAATTTTATGGATTTCTCCACAGAATTTTCCAATTCCCGTTAGGGCATCATACCTAGAACCATTATACCATTCTCTGCTAGTTGAAATCTGTATAACCATTCCAACAGAAAGCCCTGCGACACTAGTTAATGTAAAAACAGATTGACCAACATTTACATCTCCAGACAATGTTAATCCTGTTACATTTGAATACCTTATATCAGGAAAACTAAACATTGTTAGGCCAGCATTTGCTGCTGCTGAATTAGCAATCAATGTTGGCTCATTCCCGTCATCTCCAATTATGCTAACTTCAAATGCATTTGTTGATGTGTTTGTATATCCATCGAATTGATATGTTCCAGATGGAATATAAACTGTTTTATTGTTTTGAATTCCGTAATTGATTGCAGCATTTATCTGTGAAGTGGTATTTATTGCTCCAGTAGGATCAGCACCAAAATCCAATACATTCACAACATCAGCAAACCTATTTGCCAATGAACGAGCAGTCGTGCTATCAGTAGCCGTAATAGGTGCAATTTTAGATTCAGTTACTGCGTTGCTTGCAATTTTAGACTCTGTTACTGATCCATCTTGGAGATTTGCAGCATTTATAATAAAATTACCAGAAATGTCTCCTCCAGTTACATTGCCAAATAGTCCAGATGTTCCGTTGAGAATTAGTGACATAATATTATACGATTGTGTAAACGCTTCCTGCTGGGATTGTCAATACAACTCCAGAGTTTACTGTGATTGGCCCTGCGGACATGGCGTTCTTGCCAGAAGTAATAGTGTAATTATCCGTCATTGCAATATCATTTTCAAAGAAAACACGATTTACTCCACCACCAACAGGTTGATCTCCGATACCAGACCAAGTTGTATTGTTGTATCCTTCAAATTGATTGCGGTCTGTGTTGAAACGAACAAGACCCGTTTGACCCGTTGGACGAGTTGCTGTTGTTCCTACAGGAAGTTTAATCCAGTTAAATGTTTTCTGACCCGTAATAGTTTGATTGCCAGAAATAGTGACTACATCATTAATATCTGGAAAAGCATTAAAGTAACGAAGAATGTAGCAAAGCAAGCCTTCGTCTGGCAACCTTTGGAATCCATCAATCTCGGCAGTATTGTTCGGGTCGCAAGGAACATTCCAAACTACTCGTCCATTCTCGACTGATTTAGTGATTTCTCCGTAAAGAGCGTTTACAAGGTTGGAAATTAACGAAGGAACCGATTCAGGAGAAACCTGCGGATATGGCGTGTCAGGGCAGCAAGTGCTGACATAGGTAGAATTATTGCAATTGCAGGACATAATTTCTTTGATTTAATTGTTTGAAATTACTTTGTCAAAACATATCAAGAAATTTGTTCCATTTCTTCGTAACTCTCCGCCAGAAGCGTACCCATGTCTTCGACTGCTTCTTCCTCAAGGTCGGGAAACCTCGCATGAAGCAATTCATGGCATAGAACATTTAACATTGACCTTTCGCATTTCGGATTGATGAAAATAGTTCTACTTGAGTAGTCACAGATTCCGTCGTTATCGACTCCGTTTGTCTTTCCTGCGTGACCCAATCGTATCTTCCATGACTTTCCGTTGATTGTCT